GATTTATGTATGAAAGGTTTATTTATTCAGGGTGATGTAAAAAACCAAAATGGTAGAGTATATCCCAAAGAAGAAATCAGTAAGGCTGTTGATAGTGTAAAACAAAGATTGAGTAAAGGTGAAACTGTGATGGGCGAATTAGACCATCCAGAAGAACTACAAATCAATTTAGATAGAGTAAGCCATATCATTACAGACATGTCTGTAGATGGTAGTGATGGTTTAGGGAAATTAAAAATCATAGATACACCGATGGGAAATATTGCAAGGGCATTATTAATGGCAGGAGCACAACTTGGTGTTAGTAGTAGAGGAAGCGGAAACGTGAATGAAAGTGGTAAAGTTTCCGATTTCGATATAGTAACAGTAGACATTGTGGCACAACCAAGTGCCCCTGATGCCTACCCTAAAACAATCTATGAAAGTTTATTTAATATGCGAGGCGGCAGTCAAATATTTGATACCGCTTCTGCAGTAACACACGATAAAAGAGCAGAAAGACATTTAATGAAGGCGATCACTGGCTTCATTAACGAACTTAAAATTAAGTAGGAGACTACGATGGCAGTGAATTTTACAGATCTACTTGAAAATGCTGAATTAACATCTGATGTTAAAGAGGCTCTTCAAGAAGCATGGAACTCTAGAATCTCTGAAGCAAGAGAGGAACTTACTGCGGAACTTAGAGAAGAATTTGCACAGCGATACGATCATGACAAGAGTCAGATTGTTGAAGCAATGGACAAATTCGTCACAGAAAAAGTTTCAGCAGAAATTGCCGAAATTGCATTAGAAAAAGAGGCCCTTGCAGGCGATCGTGTTAAGTATCACAAAGCCATTAGTGAGCACGCCAAAGTTTTAGATAAGTTTGTAACTAAAGCAGTAGCAAACGAAGTCAAAGAACTTAGAGCAGATAGAACTAGAGTTGGTGAGCATGTAACTAAATTAGATAATTTTGTTGCAGAGCAACTGGCTGGTGAACTAGCAGAATTCCATGAAGACAAAAAAGGTCTTGTGGAACAGAAAGTCAAAATGGTACGTGAAGGCAAAAAACAACTTGCTGAAGCGAAAAAAGATTTCATTAAGAAAGCCGCTGATAAAGTGGAAAGCATCATCAATAAAACGATGGTTAATGAAGTTAAATCATTCCGTGATGACATCACTAGGGCTCGTGAGAACGATTTCGGTCGTAGAATTTTTGAAGCATTTGCAAATGAATTTAACGTAAGTTATCTGAATGAAGCAAAAGAAATCAAGAAAGTACAAAAACAAATCGCTGAAATGGAAGCCAAACTTAACGAATCTAAGCAAGAAATTGCTAAGAGAGATGAATCAGTTAAATTAACTGAATCTAAGTTAAGAGTTGCAGAAGATCGATTCGAAAGAAAAGAAAAACTCAACGAATTAATGGCGCCACTAGGCAAAGAGAAGAAAGAAATTATGTCAGATTTACTTGAAAGTGTTAAAACTGAAAAACTGGAAGAGTCCTTTAACAAGTACTTGCCTTCAGTTATTGATGGAGAAACACCAAGAGTGAAAAAGACGTTGTCAGAATCAGTTACTAGTGAACATACTGGTAATAAGGCAACTGTGGTAAACGCAGAAGCCGATGACAAAAGTGCGGATGATATTGTTGAATTAGATATGATCCGTAAATTAGCCGGACTTTCAAAATAAAATAGGAGTTAGAAATGGCAGATTTATTTGAAAGCAACTGGTCCGCAACTAAGGAAGCCTTGCTTGAAGGACTTTCTGGAAACAGAAAATCCTCATTAGATGTGGTCCTCGAAAATACGAAGAGATATTTGTCAGAGGCCGCGACAGCAGGTTCCACAGGAGCAGGTTCAGTAGCAACTTTAAACAAAGTAATGTTACCGTTAATTAGAAGGGTTATGCCTTCTGTTATCGCTAACGAGCTTGTTGGTGTTCAGCCAATGAGTGGCCCAGTAGGCCAAATCCACACATTAAGAGTACGTTATGCGGAAACTGGTGGTGGAGCAACAGCAGGTGACGAGGCTTTAAGTCCTTTCAAACTTGCTGGTACATATGCTGGTTCTCCAGATGCAACAGCAGTTGCTGAAGGAACAGCCGGTAGAAAAATGTCAATCCAAATCTTAAAAGAAACTGTCGAAGCAAAGACAAGACGTTTAAGTGCTAGATGGACATTCGAAGCGGCTCAAGATGCAGAAGCAATGCACGGCGTAGACGTCGAAGCAGAAATTATGCAGGCTTTAGCACAAGAGATTGTAGTTGAAATCGACCAAGAAATTATCGGTTCACTAAGAACTCTTGCAGGATCTGGAACAACTTTAGACTTTGGTTCATTAAGTGGACAAAGTGTATACGTTGGTGACAGACATGCGGCTTTGGCAATTGAGATTAACAGAAGTGCTAACAGAATCGCGGCTAGAACAAGACGTGGCGCTGGTAACTACATCGTTGTATCTCCAGAAGCATTGACAATCCTACAAAGTGCGTCAACTTCTACATTTGCTAGAACAACTGAAGGTTCTTTTGAAGCACCAGTAAACACTAAGTTTGTTGGAACACTAAACGGAACAATCAGAGTATTTGCTGATAACTATGCGGCTGACGGAACTAAAGTTCTTGTTGGTTACAAAGGATCAAGCGAAACAGACGCTCCAGCATTCTACTGTCCTTACATTCCATTAATGAGCACAGGCCCAGTAATGGATCCAAGTACATTTGAACCAGTAGTAAGTTTCATGACCAGATACGGTTATAAAGAACTTACAAATACTGCTTCATCTCTTGGTAATGCGGCAGATTACGTTGATGCTATTACTTTAGCCAACGTAGCATTCCAGTAAACCGAAACGTTTCAGGAAGAATTAAGAGGCTCTTTTAGAGCCTCTTTTTTTGGCTTGAATTTCAAAATTTAAAAAACAGATAAATAGTTCTATAATATAGGATTTTCTAAATGGCAACAAAAAAGACTTACATTAATGCAGATCAAGAACTGGTTATCCAGGGTAAACTTACCATTGAAGGTGAGGTAGTCCAACAAGAGAATACAGTAAAGGTTAATAACCTTCAATCAGATGAATTGGTTATTAATTCAGATGGTCAAAATACCACTGCAAGGCTAACTTTTAACAGTAATGGTACTTTCTCAAATATGAGCTATGCTGATGGAGGTAATATTATTGCTGAGCCAGGTCTACAAGGTAATTTATTTGTAGCAAATGGCCAATCTATAATTATAGATGGTGGCGGAAGTATAGGTGGTACAGGATTTACAGGAAATCTAACAGGTACAGCCAGTAATGCCAATGCATTAACAAGTGCAGTAACATTAAATTTAAGTGGTGATGCAACAGGTAGTACAACTTTTATAAATGCCGGTGACAATTCAACAATCACTACAACTTTAGCAAATACAACAGTTACACCAGGAACATATGGCAATGCAATCACAGTAGGCCAGTTTACAGTAGACTCTAAAGGTAGACTAACAGGTGCAAATAATTTTCCTATAAACATTACAGCAAGTCAAGTATCAGATTTTTCTTTTGCAGTTAATACCCAAGTAGAAGCCGCAATAATAGATGGTGATGGTCTAACTTATACTACTATAACACCTTCAGCACGTGGATTTTTTAGTGTTGGAGCAAACGCAGATAATAGTATTATTGTTAATACAAATGATATTCAATTAAATGTTGCTTACACAAGAAATCAATTTAGTGCCACAGACACTGGTGGCGACGGAAGTTTTGCATACAATAGTTCAACTGGTGTATTTACTTACACAGGTCCAAGTGCTAGTGAAGTAAGAGCACATTTTACTGGTGGATATGGTGTTACTCTAAGCAGTGGAGATATATCCTTAACAAATTCAGAAGTACAAGCACAGGCAAATGTTGCTATTGGAAATAATTCAAATATAGTTTTAACAGATAATAATCAAAGTATTAGTGGTTCTAAAACATTTACAAGTGATGTTGAAATACAAGGTAACCTAAACGTAACAGCAAATATAAACTCTGCTACACAGGTTGACTTGTTTGTTGAAGACACTAATATTACATTAAGACAAGGTGCAGTCAGCGATGGTGATGCACACATAAACGTTGTACGTTCAAGTGGAACAAGATATTTAAAATGGAATGATACAGCAGACAGATGGCAGTTTAATAATGCAGGAACAGACCAAAACATGTTACTGTTTTCTGACTTTAGTGGTGGAACAGGAATAACATTTAGTAGTGGTGCAATAAGCATTACTAATAGTGGTGTTACTGGAGCAAGTTATGGTAGTGCTACAGCAATAC